GCGATCTAAGAGTCGCCGATCTGAGCCATAGTAATTTAGGACGTAGCATCTTAAAAGGTTGCGACCTTAGACATGCCAACCTCTCAGGTTGCAACCTGAACGGTAGCGATTTGGAGGGCATTAAACTTGACAATACTATAGGGAACGGTAAAGAAATAAAATCATATAACGGGTTTTACTGGGATATCTGCTACACGGTTGACCAGTTGGCTATTGGCTGCGAACAACATCCAATCTCAGACTGGTGGAGTTTCAGCGACGAGGAGATAGACGAGATGTCCATAGTAGCTTTAGAGTTCTGGAAAGAGAACAAGGACTTTATTCGTAACATGATAGAGTACTCTCCCGCTTTTGACTGGAGAGCTAAATTAGAAAAAAAATAACCAAAAACAAAGGAAGAAATGAAACTAGAACAAAGCACAACTATAGTCGATAAACTAGATAACGTAACTTTTCAAGAAAAGTCGAAAGCGGCTAAGAATGAATACTCTACCGAGCCTCCTACTCTAGCAGCAGCCAAACCACAGATGCAACCAGCCGTACTGAGCAAAACGGTTCAGAATGTTGAGCCTCAAAATTTAGACGTTTTTCATGCTGATAATACTCCTCAGCGTGAGACAATACTTGATATGTGTCTCAATGGGAAAATGGAAATAATAAAAGGGCTTGCGAGCAATTACGGTACTCGCTTGTTTGCTCGTGGCTCTGTACCGAACAGGGAACAGGCGTACACTTACGGGTTCACTCTCTTGGAAATGGGGCATCACTTGAATGTGACCCCCGCCCTACTACTCGAGAAGTGCTACATCCTGAAGGGGCGGCTCTCTTTTGAAGCTACTGTCTACATATCCTTAGCAAAAAGCAAGGGCGCGTATGTAGAAATGGGTTGGGATTTTGTCAAACATGATAGTAGCGGTAAAGCCTCCAGTGTCGACGCTAGTCACCCAAAACTAGCGGAAGGATTGACTTCAGGAAAGATATCGTGCGTGGCGTGGGGAATTACACCCCGTGGAAACAAACAACAGTACGCAATGAACTGGGCAGACGTGAAAAAAGCGGGATGGAGCACTAAAGCACAGTGGAATAATAATCCACTGCTAATGATACGCTACCGCACAGCGACGTACTTAATTAGGACACATGCGCCGCATGTAACTTTCGGGCTACACTCAAAAGATGAAATTCAGGATTTTGACGCAGACTTTTCACAGTCTCAACCTCAAGTGCAAAACACCCCACGCTTAAGCATTGAAGATTTAAACAACAACTAAAGGATTAAACCATGAAAGAATTGAAAAAAGTGAATAAAGATGAACTAGAAAAGATATTACGGCTACACGCGCAGTGGTTGAAAAGCCCCTACAACGGAGAACCAGCGAACCTTTCCCACAGGGACTTGAGTTACGAAAACTTATCCCAAAGCCACCTAAGAATCGCCGATCTAAGTAATAGTAAGATGGAAGGAAGTGAGCTAATCGAAGCCAACCTGAGAAGTGCCGATTTTTCAGGTTGCCAACTTTCAGGCAGTAAGTTTTTTGAAGCCAACCTGAAGAACAGTAATTTAAGACATAGCATATTAAAACATTGTGACCTTAGATGTGCTAACCTCTCAGATTGCAACCTGAACGGTAGCGATTTGGAGGCTATTAGATTTGACAACACTATAGGGAACGGCAAAGAAATAAAATCGTATAGTGGGCTTTACTGGAATGTTTCATACACAGTAGATGAAATGGCTATTGGCTGCGAACAACATCCAATCTCAGACTGGTGGAACTTCAGCGATACATCTATACAAGGGATGTCCCTTAGAGCTTTACACTTCTGGAAAGAGAACAAGGATTTTATTCGCAACATGATAGAACACTCTCCAGCTGTTGACTGGAGAGCTAATTTAGAAAAAAATAACCAAAAAAAAGGATAGGAAAATGGCAAAAGCAATAACTTCTAGCAACGCTCTTATTATAGACCTCCTTCGAGAGAAAGAAGAGAAAAAAAAGGAGCAAAAAAAGAAGCAAAATAACCAAAAGAAAAACAATTAAAAAAAGGAAGAAATGAATAAAGTATTTATACTAGGTCGGTTAGGACGTTCACCAGAATTGAGAAGATCCGCAAACGGCAATTTTATTGCAAACTTTTCTTTAGCGACAAGCGAAAAAAGAAAAGACTCCTCAAGCGGCGGGTACGTTCAAACTACTGAATGGCATAAGGTTACGGTCTTTGGAAAAACCGCAGAAAATAGCGCAAAATACCTACACAAAGGTAGCAAGGCATTAGTAGAGGGACGAATAAAAACCGAGAAATGGCAAGATAAAGATGGTGGGAATAGGTCTAGTACTGTCATAATTGCCCAGTCTGTGCAGTTTTTAGACTCTAAGGAGGAAGCGCAAGAACTGTCTAACTCCTCTCAAAATCCACAGATCGGAAGCGCCGAAGTTACGGCGACTGCGCAAGCTCGTGGCGTTCAGGCTGCTGACGCTACAAGCTTTGATGATGATGACATTCCATTTTAAAATGAAAAAATCACTCAACGTTAAAATAAACGCCCTCCTTCGGAAGGGCGTACTTACATACCAAGAATCTACCTCAATGAGTCCGCAAACGTGCCAAAATTGTAGAGCCAGCATCCCCGCACAAGAATTGCATTACTCCCCTCTACACATCAACGACGAGAAAATAAGACACTTGTACGCTCGTTGCTCAAGCTGCCAAAATGAACTAGTAACTTCCCTACGTTCATTATGTAAAGAAGTAAAACAACTACCTCCTTGCTCTTACGACTAGCTAACTAAATACCAGTAAAAAAGAGCTAGTAAGACGGCTTGATTTATAAACATAAGAATCATCGTTCTTACTGGACGTTCTTCATTCGTAACGACAACCCCCGTTTTGTAAAGGTCATTCATTTTGTTAAGGCGTTCATTTTCTGAAGAAAGCCCTAGCACTTCTCTTTTTAACATTCTATTAGCTTCCCTTACCTCACGCTCACTGTTTATCATTGCGTTCGCCTCCTTTTTCCAAAAATTCATTCATTGCCGTACGTACAGTCTGCGAAAGACTTTCACCCCTATCGATCGCCGCTCTTTTGTACTCTCTACGCTCTTTTTTTGTTGTTTTGACATAGATAGAAACAGCAGCATCTTTTTTATTGCTACCGCTGTCTAGCTCGCCGTTATTATTGCTATTCTTCATAAACCTAATGCTACCACTGCGTCATAAAAACATAAAGACATGTTTTAGTCTTTTTATTGCTACCCTCATGTACTATAATCAAAAAGTCCTATTGCTACCCTAAGTGCTCTATTGCTACCGCATATAGGGGGGGTAGAGTAGCAATAGAGAGGGTTTTTTTAAGAAACTTAAATAGGGTAGCAATAGAATGGACGGCGAAATAAACAGCATCAAAGATTTTAACAAAATACTACAAAAAAGGATTGAGGCAGCAAAAAAAGGAAAGATAGAGGTAACAAACTCCGACTATAGAAAGCTTTGCATTTTACGTTTTGTGATAGTCGGTGGTAACGGTGCGTTCAACGCTCTTTACGGCTGGTCTCTCGGCTACAGTGCTATATCCTGCATCCTCTTGTCACTCGTCATGTTTTCAGGTGACTGGGCACTAGCGGTAATTCATCAAATTACAAAATCGTCCGAGAGTGTCTATAAGAAGTCAAGCCAGATGACGATAGTCGGGCTTGTTTTTATGTCGTTAGTAGCTGGCTCCTCCTTCATGATCGGCATAAAACATCACCAAGACGTACAAGCCTCACGAGTCGGCGGGCTTGAAACCGACTTGAGAGACAATCAGAAGAAATTCAGGGAGTTAGGGTTTACACATACGGCTGAGAGAATAAAAGAAATTAAGAAAGAACTGAGAGCGGAGCGTAAAAGAGTAGGGGCTGATTACTCCTCTGCTAACGCTTTACCTATGTATATTTCTAAATTCACGGGCGTAAACTACGAGGGTGTCTCTGTCATTCTTAACTTTGTTTGGATAGCTGTTCTCCTCGCTACAGGCATGAGCTTATCGGCTCAGATCGGTATAGTGTGGTGCTCTATAAAAGAGAAAGCAGCAGGAAACGAGATAATGAAGCAAGCAAAAATGATAGCAAAAATGCAACGAAAAGTAGCGAAAGTAGTCCGCTCCAAAGCTAAAGTTAGCGACATAGAAAGGCGTTCAGAATGGACATTAAACCCGTTCAGCTTCTTTTTCAAAAAAAAAACACTCAGAGCAAGGTAAAGCCTTCGCCTAAGGTAGCAATAAAGTCGACACCGATCTTTAGAAAAGCAAAGAGTAGCATTAGGAGTAGCAATAGCAGTGCAATGAACGTTCGTCGAGTAGCAAAGAGTAGCAAAGCAAGCTTCAAGAAGGGTAGCAAAACTACTCCGAGCTACACGATGATTAAAGGAATGATAGCAAAAGGTAGCATCAGACCCTCGACTCGTGCGATTCAAGCTCAAGGAACGAGTCCAAAGACCGCAGTAAAGTACTTGTCAAAAATGGTAGAGGAGGGGATTTTACAAAAGAACGGCAACACAAGGGCAGGGCATACGTTAGTGCACTAAACTCTAAAAAAAGGAGAGGCATAAAGTGTTAAAATAGTTTTATCTTTTAACAACTTAATACGCACTATTATGCCAAACATCAATTTAACAGTCGCTCAATCTCTAAACTTTCAGACTTATCTTACCGACGGCTACGACGAAGCAAAAATAAAGATAGAAAATAAAGATATATTCTTTTTTAGCTCAGGAGAATGGAAAAGAGTCAACTTAACTAATGGTCAAGTCCTCGCTGAGTTTCTTGCATATATTGCAATTCCTCGGACTCGCGAAGTCGAAACAGCTAACCCGCCACCACCTTCGGCTGGGTTCGGGCGACCAATTAACAACCCGATATTACCCGATTACGGCGACTTTTCGCCCATTGACCCTAACTACAACTCGAACGTAACCACTCTGGGAGTCCTCAAGGACTCCATGATAGACAAGGCTATTGAGCGTTTCCCAGTCATGCAAGATAGGTTTGATGTAGCTAGAGGCGCTTGGGTTACTGCGGGTAGCGCACTGACGGGGAACGAATTTGACGGCGTTCTTATTGAAAGCCGAGAATACGATCCCTTAAAGTGCTACTCATGGCTAACGGAGGAAGCTACAAGGAGGGGACTTGCAAACCCTAATAGCTATAAAGCTGCTGCGATCGACGTAAACAATGCCGATAACAATACTCGGAAAATTTGGTTTTACAGGCAGTACATACTTAACTCCTCAGGCTTGGGGGGGCTTCCTTCCTTCTCCCTTTTTCCTATCGGGATTTTCGACGAGCTTCCAGAACCTGACAAGACAACCTTGTTGCAGGAGCTATCTTATAACTCTACTGCCATTAACCCGAGAAATGGCAACCCTGAATCTGATTTAGACGGTGAGGGCACTACTATTGAAAGTGCAGCTTATTCAAGAGAGTGCGCGTACGGTATTATATGCCATCACATAGCCCAAAACTTTTCGTTTGGAGTTGATAGCGCTGAGAGAAGAGGGGAGCTAGTACAGTTTGCACAAGGTCATATTGACCAGTGGACGGCGCCGATTGACGACCCTAATCATTTTCCTGTACAGCCCTTCATGGCTGCAATTACTGTTTACGCACTGGATTACGCAGGAGTAACTATACCAAAGCTCAAGCAACTACTTGATGTTCTTATAGAAAAGGCTTGGCATGAGCCGACAAAAACTTTCAATTGGTATAACTACGAAAGCGCACAACAGCCTGTTAATTTTCCACTAGGCTACATAACTCAAGCAGACATTAATAACGGAACATTTGACGACGGCTCTATTACAGCCGTTGACTACTTTGGTAACAACACTGACTTAAATTCAATGATTGCTTATATGTTTTCTTCCTACTATTCGAAAACAAAAGATGCCAATTACTGGCAGTACATCCCCGATCTCATCGAGACCGATGTGAGTATTGGCTTTTGGAATAGAAACAAACAATGGACTCAAAAACTGTACTTCTCTAAAGAACTTTTTTCAAATTTCGGGATATAAAGATGCTAAAACAATTCATGTGGACTTACTTCTCTACAATAAACTACGACGACGACTACTCTAGTATTGCTAATATAAATGCTCACCTCGCCGAGGTTGCGAATACGGGAACGACGGACTTAGTTCTTTCAATTACAGTACGAGACTTCAGATATTTGAGCGTTGAAAGCGACCCGAGAACTCAGCTGTTTCTATACACGTGTCAACGAGCTAGAGCTTTAGGCATGAACCCTATACTTGGGTTCTGGGAGGATATACTAGCAGACGCTTCTTACGTGTTTTACAATAAATTTATATTGAACACTCTTATAGTCTTTAACCGAAGGCACAGCGGTCTTATAACAGGAATAATGACCGATACGGAAAACCCGCAACCGTCTATCAATGAAGCCATGTTGAATAACTGGAAGGCATTTCATACCGAACTTTCTCAGCTATGCCAGCGTGATGGGCTTGAGCTTTATGTAGCAATACAAGACCCTGACGGACTAGATGCCCGTTGCTCTGACTGCGTTGTTTTCGATGGAACTTTAGCTAATTACATCACTTTTCCAGTGACCGCCGTAGTGGGGATGTACTACTCTAATACGCCCGCACAAGTCATTTCAAAAGGACTAGACGAGGCGCAAGAAAATCTACACGATGTAATCCTCGGGGCATCCGTGGGTACGAACGCTATAGACCCTACTTTTACGACTAGAGCGCAGATCGACGAGCTGGTAAGCGATGCTACAGACTTACAAGCTACAGAGTCCAGAATCAAGGGCGTTATGTGGTGGAGGTGGGACGACCCTAATGAAGCTGGTGCTCAATTTAGAGATACTTATTTTAACTAAATAACAAAGGAAATATATGAATGATAATTCAAACACCACCCCAATTATTCAAACTAAAGAGTTTAGGTTTCGTCTTGACAAGATTTTACAAGAAATAAAAGAGGTTAAAGGGTCAAGGGAAAACAGCTTGACGATAACCAAATTGCAAGAGGCAATAATGTGGCAAGGTATGGAGCTTAAAAGACTAGGCGAGGCAACCCCTTACCCTAACTCCTACGATGCAAGCAACACTGTAGTAGAGCCAACAGCTGACGGACTAAAGCTATAAACGCAAAAAGAGGGGATCTATGGCAATAAAACAACTATTCACGAAAAAAAACATATTCGGGGTTATGCTTCTTTCAGGAGTTGCACTAGAGCCATATACCTCTTTTGCTCAGGACACTTGGGCTTACTTAACTGGTCGGTACGAACTTGTGAGCGTTTACGACGGCGATACTATAACAGTCCGCAAGTCTGTTATTGAAAGACTGGTAGACCCCTCAAACAAAGAAGTGTACCGCATTAGGCTTTTTGGTATTGCTGCTAAGGAGCTTAAAGAGAATGGGGGGAAGCAGGCAAGAAATGCGCTGAGGTCACTTATCGGCGACTCTCGCTACATAAAAGTTAAGTTCACAGGCGCCCGCTCTTTCGATAGGTATGTAGCTCGCACCTACGTAGATGGCAAGTCGCTGGGCTGGCTAATGGTCACAGCTGGACATGCAAGCATTTCAAGAAGACACGCTAAGACGTGGGATGACCTAAAATAGCCATGATACCCCCTTAGGTAACTAGAACTAAAATTCTCGTTACCTAACAAGTACTTGATATGGCAAGAAGGGGACTACCCCTTTTCTACCAACATAAGGCTTCTGGCAGCTTCAATACTTTCTTTTGTATGACTTCGCCACACCATCCAACCAAAACGACGAACCGATCTGTACATTAAATAAGCACTCGACTTTCTCACTCCGTCACGCAACATCACACGGTAAAAGATATCATCAGCGAGCTTACGGCTCTTACTCGTCATAGCCCCCCAAAACCCTACACCGCCTAGAGGCTCTCCATAAGCTTCTGAGTAATAATGTGAGCGATACAGCCAATCGTGGAGCACAGCAGCGCGCGAATGAACACCACGCTTGGGGAACTTCCATTGCACGACCCACGGCACGCTTGCCATATCAGTTGGAAACCCTTGAGGTACATATCCTTCATATTTCTTACCTTTTACATTTATAGAGAAGGCAAGGGGTACGGCTAGCGTAATGTTCTTGTCCTCTCCGCTATCTTCCATTATTAAAGAAAATTTATCACCGTAGTACTGGGTGTTAGCTGCATTAACTACGTCTGCACGACGCAAAAAAAGATATAAATCTTTTAAGTCTTTTATTTCCATTATTCAAACCCCTTCAATGCAGCGACAACAATAGCGCCGATCGTTGCAACAAACCACGCTACACCATGCATAAAATTACTAGCAAACATCGGCTGAGCAATAGAGTCGGCATCTATTGACTTTTTTAAGTCATGAGAAGCCTCGATGAGATAACTCATTTTTATTTGTAACTTATGCAAGTCTTCTCTGGTTAGCTGCACACCATTAGAGTTGTCTTGCACAGTCCTTGATATCCCCTTTATTTCTGCTGTCAACTCCCCTATCTCTCTATTCAGCCTTGAAAACTCCTTGGTCACTGTCATTATTGTTATTCCCCTTTTGCCTTTGCTTATCAATCCTTGCCAATTCTTGTATCGTTTCTATTGCTCCGTTTAGCTGTTTTTGCAACCTCTCAGTTTTCTTTTTCTGGTCTTCATACGAAGGCATAAGTAACAGCTCCTCTCGCATACGAAGCATAAACAGTGAAAATAGGTAGCCGTTAGTACAGACTAGTACTATATTCACTACTGTATGTGCTAAGTGAAACCCTTTCCACCATGAAAAAAACTGCAAAAAGTTAACAGAAGCCAAAACAAACTGAATGACCGCAGCGCAAAAAAAGAAGCGCCTGATGCTTTTCCTCAGATTGTTGCGGCTCATTGATATCTCGAAAAGAAACAAAAAAAGAGCAAAACCCGTAGAGAGTATGAGAGCGTCACAAAATGCATTTATGCTTTCTAACAATTTAAAACTTAAATTCATATTCCAATAAAAAACGATATATATAACGACTTCCCACGCTGATACGCCTCCCTATTAAGTGCCACCCGCTCGGCTCTTTCTTGTCATTCTTTCATGTGCACCGAGACTCACCACTGAGCAAAACTCCACAACGCTTGTTTACTCTGCTTATTTTTTGACAACGTTTTCCGTCGATCTTGATAGGCGTACCGCCGACTAGCTCAAAACATACTTTAAGGGGTGCTTTTCTACGCAGCTGGGCTACCGTTTTGTTCAGTCTAAAAGTCATTCTCCCGTAGCAAAACCTTTTACCCCGAGTGTTGGTAGGGACATAGTTCGAACGGCGATTATATAAGTTGTTTGCTGTTTCAGTATTCCCTACAAAGTCCCCGTTTTTCCCAAAGACTTTCACTCGCACAGAGTCGCTATTGACTTCGTCATTATTTACAACAAGCACTACAGTGCTCCCGTGGTCACTTTTTGGCTTCCAGAGAAAAGTACCCATCTCTGAGCCTTCTACAGATAATTGAGGTTCTATTTGGTTGAATTGGGGTTCTATCTCCTTGCGCCACGTGGGGATACCTTCGCAATTTCCATCAGCAACAGGCAAGTAAAGGATGTCTTCCTCTCCAGAGTCTTCAGGTTCTGGACTTGTCGGCGATTCAGGTTCTGGGTTTGCTTGGACTGGTGGAACAGGGTCGTTGATTATCTCTAGCTCCCCTTCGTCATCCTGAGTATCTCTTTCTCTTTCTGCCTCGATTTCATCGATTATGTGTTGTGCTTCGGCAATGACTTCGCTATAATCGACTTTACTAGTACAACCAATACTAATGATACAAGCTGTTAATATCGCTATTCTTATTGTTTTCATTTTTCCCCTTGGTAAAAAAACTTTTAAGTCTATTATACCAACCTCGGGAGTACTTTTCTTGCGATTTTGAGTGAGTCAATATCTCTATATATTTCTTAAAGGTGAGACCGTAGCAGTAACCTATTAAATAATCTGCATTTGAAGGTTTTGATAGGCACGCTTCTAGTGCCCCTTTAGTCTGCCTTCCTGTGATGCCATCAACTTCAATATCTGCCCATTCTTTACCGTTTCGGTTAAGTAAGTTAAGTGCCTTCTGTAATATTTGAATTGCTCTAAAAGTGCCCATGTGAACCGAAGTGGCAAGTAGAAAGTAGACAAGCCCTCTAGGGCTTTTTGAGTCTATCGGCAACCTTCTTATATATTTTTGCTGGTAAAAAGAAGTAACTAAAGCGTTCAAAGTCGAACTTCCTTCAAGTATTTTGGGGAAGTAATGATGGCTTTTTAAAGCGTCAACCTCTCTCCAACCTGCCCAACGAGGATTATGAACTCGAGAAATACCTCGATAGGTCTCGCCTCCCCTGTCCACAGGGTCGTTTACGTACCCGCCCTCTTCAATTAATAAAGCTTCTAATGCTTCGTATACTATGCTCATTATCCAAACTCATAAAAAAAGGAACCCCTCAAAAACAGCACAGACGGGCTAAAGTTTCTTTGTCTCGATCGGTAAAAGTTACTACTTCCTGCGACTCCTGAATTGAAAGGCTCTACTGTTGAGTAACTACTTATTTCACAATACGTATCGTCCTGTGGAATGTTGGGAGCCTGTGCTTGAGTCACTTGCCTAACCCAAAGTTGATTAGACAAAAGAAAAGAGGAGCTACCCAAGTCGCCGGGGGTGTTGCCTAAACCAATTCCCGATACGTCCAAAGTGCCCGCAAAACCATGATAAAAAGAACGAGGCGTAGCTAAAGTGGGCAACCTCATATATATTCTTGGCGTTTCTTCATTTGCTAGTGAGACTCTTAAATCGTAGACAACTTGTACCGTAGTGTCGTTTACTAGTTTTTTAAAATGACTAGAGAAATTAGTCTGATTGACTAGCGCAGAACCCGCATTAGATGCGTATAAATTTGGCTCAAAACTAACCCACGGGGACGACCTTACAACGTCTTGACCTAGGGAAGGAGCATTGGCTATCAAGTCCTGCACCTGCGCCAAACTAGTTAGCCCGTCGCCGTTGTCGGCTCCTGCTGAGTTAATAACTCGAAAACCTCCCATGTCTATATTTGAACGCATAGAGTTACGCCCGTTGACGTCTAAAGAGTCTTCTATCCCGTTAGCTAAATCTTGGTCGTGAAAATCGTGACGATCGGCAACTATACCTACGTTGCCTAGTCGATCTTGCTCCCACGTGTCTAACCCCTCATTCTCTCCGTTTGAACGCCTAAACGTCCCGTCTGCTTGTCTTGGCATGTTAATCTCTCGAGCCTATAAATTTACCCAACGATTTTGCGGTCTCTCGCTCTCTTATATATGTTTTTGCTGCTCGCTTTTTAGCTTGCGGAAGCCCTTTTATTGCATCTCTAAGTAGCTCTATACCTTTATCAGTGTCTAAATAGTAGTCTATTTTAGCTTTATTAATGTCTCCACGCTTCGTTAAAAGGTCTTTTCCTTTCAAAACCCCGCTTATTGCTGAGCGAGTCGCCCATATTGGATTACCCATTTTCAACGCAAGACCTGTTTCAGCTGCATCTTTTGCGACTTCAATCCCTTCTTTTGCACCCTCTTGTAAGTGAGATGCAGTAGTAGAACCCATGCCTAAAGCCCTGTTACCCCTTGAAACTTTGCTCTCAGCTTCAAAGTACTTTTCAAGCTTTTTAAACTTAGTTTCACCCAGAGCTTCTTGCAATGCCCTACGGCTACTACCTTTCTTGAAGACTTCGTTATATAAATCAACATTAAGGTTGCCTCGCTTACTCATAAGCTTGTTTTCAATGCCAGTATATACAAAGTCCTCAACTTTCTTATATTGGTTCCCAAAAACGCTTTTAATCTCTTTTATATTTTTTGGGCTATAATGACCGTTTATCAATTTATCTGCAACTTTTTCATGGTTTCCATCTTTCAAGTTACGAATAAATTTAACTTGTTTAGTGTCAAACTTGCTAATCATATTCCGATAAGCTTCGCCGTATTGCTCATCTGCTTTTTTATAAGCTGGGTTTTCCTTATAAAGAACATTCTTTATCTTCTCAAGTCTTTTTCGGTAATCACTTTTCAATGCTGATGAACGAGTGTCGCCGATCTTGTTCATGTCTCTTATCGACTTCTCTAGCCACTGCTTAGCTCCATGAAGGACTTTGGCAGAACTATTCATATACTCCTCGGTGAGTTTAGCTTTTTGTGACTCAAACGCCTGACTCTTCTTAGCACCTTCTTTCATGCTTTGAACTTTCGCCGCAGCTTTTTTGTTAATTTCTTTCATGGCGGACTTCGGTACAACATTTTCTACGGAAAGAGTTTCTTTCATCTCTGAGCGAGCCTTTTTCATGGCTTCTTTTATTGAAGGGCTTTCAACTAACTTCTTAACCTCTTCCGACTTGTAAACTTTGCCCTCTGTCGCTTTCTTGTATACTTTAGAGCCAACAGAGCTTAGTTTTTTGTTGGACTTGCTAAGGTTGTTCTCTATGTCCTCAATAACTCCACTTGCTCTATCGCTCAAGCCTTTTCTCTTAGCTTGACGAGTAATAAAGTCTTGTTGTCTCTCAACTGAACTGCCTGCGCGTTCTCCTATCTTCTCCTTAGCTTTCCCACTAGCACTACTTAAGTTACTAAGAGTACGTGCGTTGTTTTGCACCGAAGGAACAGTGTCTGCAATGCCTAAGGGTACGCCTTGACGCTTTGAATATTCCAAGTCCTGAAGAGCGGTCTTCACTTGTTTTGGAGTCGCTGAAGAGTTAAGGCTTTCTATGATTTCATTTTTAGCTCGTTGAGATGGTGTAAGCTTAGTAGTAGCCCCTATCTTTATTTTTCTTCCCGCAGCTTTTTTAGCTTTGTTAGCAGCTTCAATAGCTCCCACACTTATTTTTTTGGTAACACCTTTGCCGACTCTGTTAACTACAGGGATACTGCCTCCTATCACGGCTGAGCCTACCCCTCCTTTTATTGCATCCTGCGTTCTTCTAGTGAAGTCACCCTCACCACTGCCAAAAGCTGATAATGCTCCGTAGCCTGCACTTGTTGCAGCTCCTTTACCAACTCTCTTCATTAAAGACTTTGCACCGTTTTTCATCAGTGCTCTTCCTGCCGAAACTCCCAAAGAGCCGCCACCCGTAGCAACTGCGGGCGCAAGACTTCCACCTATATCAGCCGCTAGCGCCATTTTGGGATTATCTTTCTCAAAACTCTCACGTGAATTTCTAAGGTTTTTCAACGTCTGGGAATAGCCCTCATCGTCGCCTATGTTCATAAGTCCCGCTGCTGCTTCGTCAAAAAAACCTAGGCTTAACCCGTCCATAGCCTGAAGCCCTAAACCTTGAGCGTAGTTACCTGCTCTCTGTAAAGTTGATGGCTGTTGTGCTTGTGGCTGTTGCTGTTGAGAGGTTGAAAGACTTTCGCTATTCGTTGTCATCTTGCTAAGAACGCTAGGTACATAGTTCCTAGTCTCTTCAGGTAAAAGTTCTGCGATGCTTTCAAAGGTTGCGGGTTTCCCTTGCTCTTGCGCTTTTCTCAAAGCTTTTCTTACAGTCCCACCGCCTGAATTATACGCAGCTAGACCCAACTCCACATCGTTAAATTCTTGTATGCGATCGCCCAAAAAAGACACACCTATTAGCTTGTTTTGCTCTGCGTCGAAAGGGTCATAAGGCTTCTGTATCAAGCCTTTTTGAACAAGTTCTTTATGTTTTTCTTTCCCTGTGGCGGGCATAACTTGCATAGCTCCCTGAGCACCTGCGGGGCTAACAGCATTGATATCTCCGTTGGATTCCTGCAATATAACTGCTTCGGCTAGCTTAGCGGGTACTAAGTTATTGCTTACCTCTTCAGGACTGACCGTGCGCCCACTATCTAAGTTGATTGAGATCGTGGCAGCTTCTTGCGCTTGCTGCTGCGGTACTGGTTGTTGCTGCTGACCCCTCGGCGAAGCCACTTGAGGTGATTGAGTGTTTTGAGACGAATCTCCGCCTCCTTTTAGCCACTCACTAAACAGCTGAGTAGGAACAATATTACCGTTCTCATCTTTTCTTGTAACCCCTTTAACTTCTCTAATGTAATCAGTGCGCAAGTCGTCGATTTCTCCACGAGGATACCGCTTCCCTAGTTCTAAGCTAGCGCTCTCCATGTTTATTCTATTTTTAACCCATGCACGAGCTGCACTTACTCGTCTCATGTTCTCTTCCTTACTTAATTCTGGTGAAGGAGCTTGAGACAACAACGCTTGGAACTCTCTATCCGAAGTTGCTCCCTTCAAAGATTCCTGCGCCTGCTTAAGGTAGTTCACGTAAGCAAAAGTAATATTCTTCTCGGCTTCATATTTCTTAGCTTGATCGTCACTCACTACGCTGGCTAAATAACCGCCTGTGCGTAGCATCCTAGCTCCTAGAGAGCTGCCCGTTACGCCTGCCTCGTCTATTCCCTTTTGAACTGTATCAAGGGACATGTCGAGAGATGTTAGCACGTCAACTGTGTTTCTTGTCGAATCTAAAAACTCCTTGTCGTCATTAGCACTTGATCGGTTAGCACTGTTACTAGCTCCCTTTACTGCAATTTTGTATGCCTCTTCAGGAGGTGCACCTGTTGCTCTTTGAATCTCTTGCATTTTTTGGCGTATTTGTTCGTCATAAGTGACTGCGCCTGCAAGTCTTCCGCTCTCTTCGGGTTGTATCTGTTGAGGCTGCGGCTGCAACTGCCCTTGAGGAGGCAACGCCACAGGGTTTGGAGTTGCTTGCCGTGGCATTTGACCTCTCGGCTGCATTACCCCCGTCGGGGCTTGCGGGCTTATAGCAGCTCCAACTTGCCCCCATTTGCCGCCACTTGAACCACTGCGAGGTATTGCGCTCTGTCCTAGGGGACTCCACCCGTTAGGCGTAAATTCTTGAGTGACTTCATAACCTTGGTTCTTAAATGAGCGAGTATCACCGTAATGCTCAGCTCGCTTAAGCTCCATTTGCTGCGCACTCTTCCTTTTCTCATATTCAAGAATAGTGTCCATCAGTCCTTGAGTGCGTTGAGCTTCCGCCTCTCGTGCCTGCGCTTGCTGCTTCTGCATTAAATTGCTTGCAGTGCCTTGACCGACTCCACGCAAAAAAGAATTTGCAATATTTGAAAATGACCCAGCGTCTGGGTTGTAGCTGGGTAGTTGGGCAAAACTGTTAGCAACTCCCCCCATAATAGAATCGCCGATACTAGGTTGTGGAGCTTGAACAGGTTGCTGCATCTGCTGCTTGAGAATAGCTGAAATAAGAGCATCGCTCATGTTATTAACTCCAAAGACTACTTAAACCTTGTCCTATACCTTGCGCTATCCCTGAGCCAACTTGCCCCCATGCGCTCGGCTTTTTTTGTCTAGGCGTATTCGCTGCTTGCCATTGCGCATTGTCTCTTTGCATATCATTTTGAAACATTTGGCGGTTATACCACTCTTGATTAGCTGCGTTTCTTTGTCCCGCACTGTGCGCCCTATTAGCTGCCGACTGCCCTGCACTGTGCGCTCTTGAAGCTGCGTTCTCGCTGCGTTGAAAATCCATGTTCGCGTAGTTAGTGCCAATGCCCGCAACGTCTACGCCTTGAACTCCTATCTGAGTTGCTGGGCTATACTGCCCTACTTGGTAGCCACTAGAAAGGCTACGTAAACCGCCCAAGTCGTTAAGCTGCCCTTGCCTTGCTTGCTGCTGTTGCGCCATTTGTTGCGCAGCTTCTTGCCCGCCGTACAGTACTGCGTCATTTCTCAACCTTGACATCTCAGCACTCTGAGGGTCTGTTATTTGGTCTTTTTGGAATTTATTGTAGTTGGCAGAACCAAAGCCGATCCCACGCTCATACATCTGTCTATCAAAGTCGGCTTTTTGGTTTTCATGTGACGACTTCATCAAGTCTGCGCCTCGGTCATAGAAAGCCTGCTCATACTTGCCCCGATCGGCACTCACTCGAGTACCAAAGTCGTTGCCGAGGTTGTTTACGGCGCTGTTATATTGATTCCCGATAGTTTGATTAAATTTAGTCTCATTGTCATAGATACTTTTCTGGTCGGGTGACATAGAGATAGTGCGCTGATAGCTCCCGTCGGGGTTTTGCGTATACGTCGAGCTTCCAAAGTCTGAAGACTCATTAATCCTGTTGTATTTTGCATCTGTCTTTGAACGTCTTTCATTTTCTCGACGTTGAGACTTAACAAGACCTGAAGCACTTTTGTAATCAAGCCTATTTCTATTCCTGCGTCTTCGTCTTCTGCGCCCACCTTGCGCACCTGTTGCGCTTAATTTTCTTCCCAACTCTATACTCACCTAATACCTCCAAACGTGTATGAAACTCTTAAACTTGAAAGGCTGCTGATTGTGTCCTGCCACGTGCCACTTAAATATATAGAAACTGCTCGACCCCTTCCCGCAATTCCAAAAGTGCGTTCATTATATTGTTGTCCACCTGCCCACGACTCTTCATTCCAATCGGACGAGTCCCAAGATGCGCCTTTCGTTACTTCTATTTTAACATACGAGTAAACGGGTTGCTGTTGAAAGTCGACATCTACGCCTATTTCAAGCTCCACAGAGTTACTTACTCGTATAATGGGCTGACACTCCAGCATCCTTTTTACGTCTGAAGACTTAAAACGGTTATATGCTGTTGCAAGGACGTGAGAAATGGGCAAGTTCACTATACTACCGTTTGGCATCCTCTTTTCATCTACGCTGCCTACGTCGATTTGGTATATATTACCCTCAAAATCACCATAATATATATTGCCGTCAAAGCTCAACATGCTTCTAGCGTTCCATCCCTTAAGAGTCGTCCATGCTCTCGACTGTGGATTTATTGCTAACTGTGTCGATTTCCCACTAAAACTAGGTACATTGATAATTGCGAGCCTCGACTTTTCAGACACTACAGATTGCCACGCTTGAAAATCAAACGTGCTCTGCGCAAGCCTGTTGAATGTTGGGTTTATTTTGTCCGAAAAGTCTCCGTACTCGTTAACCGTCCCTAAGCTGAGCAGTGACCCAAGCGGGTAACACCCGTTTTCTGTAATCAAAATAAGGTCTGAGCCTATGTGAGTATAACTTTGTCGGCTCATGGGTCGACCCAAAAAGAATTGTGATACTAGCGTCCAATTACTTGCCGTCGGGTCACTTCCTGAATATACTAAGGTCTCTCCACTTTCCGCAACTACCACAAACAATTCCTCAGACCTCGTGCCAGTGTCTCTAGTCCAGCTAGTACAATAAGCAATGCTTGCCGAGCATTGCAAAACAAAACCAAGTGAGAGGACTTCAACCGCCCCCGCTGAACCTCCTAAAGACGTGTAGTATACGTCTGTAGAGTCTTTTTGCGTCATGTAAATACGCCCCTTGTAGTTCGTTGCATGAACTAGAGTAGAATCACTACTAAGAGATGCATTAGTAAAGTTCGAAGGAACTATGCTATTGTCTGCAAGAAGTCTGAGGGCGTTGTCTTCACCATTCAAAAGCACTAAAGTTCCATTGACCTGAGCAGTAGACCATCTATTGTTAAGAAGTCCGTCACGAGCTAGTACGCCTGTGCCACCTGCCGTAATGTTATAAATAGAACCACCCCCACAAGCATAGAATCGCTTTTCTCCTGTATTGGTACATTGCTGGAAAAGAGTCTCAACAGGGCTAGAAAAGGGAGTGCTAAACCATTTAGTACCTTTCCTCAGCTCTAAAGTGCTCGTGCGAGGCAACCAATTAACTAAGTCGTGCGAATACTGCGGGCTTAAGTTCTCAAGTGGGTCTTTTGTGTTTAAACCTCCGAGAGGTACAAAAATCTCCGTGCTCTGTATGCCTTTCCTGACTGGCATAGTTTACCCGTAAAGTGTATTTAATTGTTCTTTACTTATCGAAAACCCTGTATCATTGGCTTTCTTTGGCATTTTAATATTAGCTATGCTATTAGCTAATCCGCCTGAACTATTTCCCTCAGACTGCCCAAAAACGGAGTTAAGACCATTGTGATACGCTCTTGCCTCGTCTTCAGTTATTTTTCCTGCGTCTTTAAGTGTGTTTATCTGTGCGAAAGCACCATCCTTATCTAGCCCTGCTTGTTCATACATACCACGAGCATTAGCGTACATGTCCCCACTGGAAAGAGCCGCATTAGTCAACATTCCACTAGTGTCTGTCATAATCTTTTCGCTGCCATTGCCGTATGCGTTAGCGTGAATCACCGCAAGAGGGTTCAATGCGCCCACCGCTTCGCCTACCCCTTCTTGATTAAAATCAACGTTGTATATCTGTTCTGAACCGTCTCTCCCCATGTCATACTGTGAACCGTCTGCTAAAGTAAAGTTGTAGTTATTGTCAATAAATCCGCTTTGTTGCCACGGGTTTCTAATTGCATTGTCTCTATCCTTTTGGTCTCCGTGCTTACCTGCCTTCGCATATTTAGACGCTGCGCCAAAAGCTCCGCCCACTATTCCACCTGCAAGTGTACCGATACCCGGAACGACTGAGCCGAGTGCTGCTCCTGCTGCTGCGCCTTGCGCTGCCCCCATGCCTGTACCCTTAACCGAGCGATCTCCTTCCCCCCAGTCGTTGGCTAAGTCGTAAAGCCCGTAGGCTCCTGCTGCTGCTCCTAAGTAAGGTGCTGCTGCTGCAACTCCCCCGAAGCTACTCCCTCCTTGCCTAGCTGCTGCCTGAGTGGCTGCATCCGCTCCACTGTTCCACGCTGCTTGACTAGCTGCCCCTTTTTGAGCTAATGCAGAACCTACAGAAGTTCCTGCATTAGATGCAGCTTGTGCGCCTCCCCCAGAGCCAAGCAGACCACCTAGGTAATCACCTGCCTGAGTTAGACCTTGCCCAATAGATTCAGAGCCAGTCAAGTAAGGCACAGCCTCCTTACCTAAGTATAATCCTGCTGCCTTTCCTGCAAGCCCCCCAAGTGCTCCCATAGCTCCACCACCTTGCTGCGCTTGTTGCTGTCTTTGAAACGCTGCTAAATCTACGTTAGCGTGAGCGGGCATCTGCCCACCGTATCTCATTTGATAATAGTCCACTAATCCACCACTTGGTAAAAGTCTCTGTTTGGTATTCCCAGCTCTTCCCCAACAAGAAGAGGGTGCCTAGTCCCTCCGCCTCCCAGCGCAAGCACCTGAGCACCGCCACGGGCATTTAATAACGCCTTTGGCTTGTACTGTGCTATGTCTCGAATCGTGCTAGAATTGTCCATGGCACTATCATTCTGCTCATACCTCGACTTGGTTTCTAAATACACCAAGAAGGGGTCGATTAAAATAACGTCTGTACCTCTTCTTGCTTCGCTATATTCCTCAACTACGTACTGAGTTTCTAAACCCGTGCTCGGGTCTTTAAACTTTTCTAAATGCGTAGGAGCCGTTGTCCCTGTATTGCCTTTAAATGTCACTTTATACATTCTATCATCAACTAAGAAATACTCTCCTAAGTCTAAGAAAGCGTTCTCTTCCCATCTCCTCGGCTCGATCGGTGAATTAGAGTAGTATTCAAAAGTAATAGTTTCGGAAGACTCTTCAATAAACTTAAGTCTTTTTTGATTGCCCAAGAATCGGAACTGATCGATAAAATAAGTGTTTATCGTCCCTTTTTTTCTTAGCTGCCATTCCGCAGCAGAAGTTGGGCTATTGATAGCCCAATTTTGCTTATCCGAGTATGCCGTTTTGCTTACAAGACGCATAAAGTCTGGCTTAACGTCATACTCTAGTGAACCATCTAATTTTATCTCATGCTCTTTAATTAAGTTATTCCATTGATTGCAAGTAACAAGCATACTCAAAGAGTCTCTTAAATAAGTGAGCAATCTAGCATGCCCAAGGTCACGACTTTTGAAATATTCAGGGACTTTAGTGCCAAACCCCAAAGAGTCAATAAGTCTATCCATCACGTCTTTGACGGTCTTCATCGCTTACTACTCTTTAGTTTTTTTAGCAGTGCTAGGCTCTTTGTACTCAAGAACATGCTTAACATACTGCTGAGTCTTAGCTACTACAAACGGCAAGTCTGGAATGTCACCGAGTCCCAATTCTGCAATCTTTTCCTTGCTTAGACTTCCAAGCTTAGGCACTGTGTCAATGCCAACAGCTTCAAACCTAACTACGTGGTAAGTCTCTAAGAAAGGCAATGAAGATAGCTCAAGCTCGTCTTTAACGTAAGTAGTAATGCCATTTACGTAATCCCTCCACGCCTGAGAGTGTTTGATTATCATGTCTTGATTAAGTGGGTGCTCCATGTCAATTTTACTTGGATCGTCTACCTGCATCACCAAGGGAGTAAATATCTTAGATTCATCTTTTGACGCTGGATGCTGAAAACGCACTTCTAAGCCCAAAACGTTTTGGATAGTCGGTTTTCGAGTTGCGCTCATTCTTTCCCCGATTCTCACATGCTTACAAAATCTCGCTTTAAGCAAGTGCCCCTGTGAATTTCGAGAATCCTCCGAAGCCATAATAATACTATCTATGTTGATTTTTGGAGCTAATTGCCTTAGTTCGCTTATTTTTTCGTCTCTTGATATCATATTTTACCTAAAAAAAAGAGCCTTTCGGCTCTTTAAGTTATTACTAAACTTCTTGTGAGTACATCGGTACTGAAGCTTGAATAAATGAAAAGTTATTTGCATCCTTGCCCTGCAAAAATCGCACGCCCTCCAAGTATCTTGCGCTTGTTGCATTAGCTGCGAGCCTACCCGGTTCGTCTACATTGTTTGCGTAGACTTTCGAGTTGGGACCTACTCCTTGTGCTATCGAGCCTTGTACCGCAACAGCTTCAGGAGACCCTAACGCCCCCCCACCTTGTCGAAAAACAAAACCATACTCGCCCGCTCTTGCATCAAACCCAACTACCCCAACAGGATGAATACCGACAGGCGTATACTGGTCGAAAGGTCGAGAAGCGTTGTTAGTTACATCAATTTGCACTGCTTGCCCAGCTTCAAAGTCGACTAAAAACTTAACAAACTGGTAAGCATTTACACCCGTGCTCACTATTTGCCCTAGTTCAAACTCTGGCTGCAAGTAAGGCTCTGAAGTTCTGATATTGTGTCTTATATACATAATGTTCTCCTAGAGATATACAGCGTTAGTGAAAGCGGGTGACTTTAAAGACATATTGCCCCACATCACCATGTACTTAATCCATACGTCTTGACTCTGCGAAACTCGTTTCTCGAGAAAATCAAAGTATCTACCGGGTACTTTCGTAAAACAGATACTATTCATATTAATACCTAGAATACGCTGCGCTGCTGGCACTCCGTTTGCTCCTTCATTAAAATAAACGTTACGACCTTTTATTTTATAAGATTCAAAACCCATATTCACTTCTTTAGCACCAGTAACAATAGTAGTTCTATTGTTGCCTTTCGTTTGCTCATAGTCCTCTATTAAGTCCATAACTTCATCATTCACTAGAAAAGTGGTGATGCTGTCTGAATTTCTTTGACTTCTACGAATCATTGTAGACATTCGCTTATAGATGTTCGTTGCTGAGAGTGGTGTGCTATCAAAATCGGCATCGGTATAGGACTGGTTCCTGTAAAATGCATTTTCAGGCTGCGCTCTATCTAGTCCGCCTACAACTCCCACGGTCGGGATTGAAGATAAGAGATAACCAAAACCACCAAGTTCTTTACCCCCGAAGCCCGTACCGTCGCTAACAATAGAGCGAGCAACAGTATTCTTCATTGAGGCGTCACAACCTTGTAGCCTTTCTTTATACAAAGAACGAATTTTAGCAGAACCCGCATTTTGCGTAGTCTCAAGCCCTGTCATCTGAATATTGTCAACTAATTGAACAAGAGGAAAAGACACTCGTCTTGACCTGTTATTTGTTTTCGTCCCCAAGTCTTCAGCGCCATGAAAGTACTTAACTCCCTCAGACTCTTTGAATATTGAAGAGTGAGAGATATCAGTACCTCCCGTAAAGGATTTTACCCGCTGAAACTTTTTCATTTCGTAAAAGGCTGGCGAGTGAATAGAGATTGCGTCATCAGACGCTGAGTTACGTGCTGCTAGTGTTGTTGCATGCAAGTCATCCAAGTTGCGGACTGCATTGCTTTGAATAGACATAATAGTTAGCCTCTTCTTTTTTTAATCAAAATTTATGTTTGAGTAACTAAAGTCTTCATTAGAGTTAACAACTCTTGAGGCTCTGCTACTGTTCTGTGCAAGCTTTCTTTGCACTTGTTTTTGTTGCTTAGCCTTGCTCGCGATCCGAGATGCTTTTGCTTTTTTTTCCTGATTTTCTTTATAAGAGATAATCGAAGGATTCGTATTTTCCGCAGCTTTATAAACCACGTCAAAAATCTGTTCGAACGATGCGCCGTTCATGCTTGCAGCTGTCTGCTCCCACATCTTTTCCATCTGCGATTCTACATAAGGAAAGAAGGGGTATAGCAAGTGACCATTCTCAGAACGCTGAGCTTTCAAACTATCAATGCGTTGATTAATTGCTTGTGCATTTTGTTGAAACTCTTGATTCCTTTGATATTCCGCTTCTCTGTTTCTCCTTGCAGCTTCTTGCGTTCTTAGCCTTGCATTTTCAAGCTCAACTTCTTTAGTTTCATTGAGTCTACTAAACTCGCCACTGTGCACTTGACGTATCAAGTCGGGCAAGTTAATTCCTGAATTTACTGCAAAATTAAGCAAAAATGCTTCAGGATTATTACTAGCGAGATAATCGCCCTCGACTAACCCCTTAACGTAGTCCGCCCGAGTCCTGCCATTCTCTTTTAAGTGAGGGTCTATCTCTGCAAACACAGAATCATACTCCTGCTTCTCTCTGCTTAAGCTTGCAAGCTCTTGCGACTTGCGAGAGAACTCAGCTTGCATCGGCGTTACTACTCTTAACATCGCTTCTTGCATTTTTCTCGGAAGCTCTGCAAACTCTCCCTTCTCCTCTTCTTTTAGAAAAGACGGCGGAATAATCGGCGGATCAGGGAGCTTTTCTTCTTCGTCGGTCTCGTCTTCCTGTTCGCTTGACTCTTCTTTTTCATCTCCTGAGCCATCAACTCTTCGTTGCTCACTATCCTCGCTAATATCCTCGCCTTCTTTTTCTTCGGTCGGCTCTTCCACTTCAACTTCTTCGCTAGACGTATCAATGTCATTATCGCTGTTATCTTCTTCATCCTCTCCCCAAAATTCTTCAGCTGTTACCTCTTCGTGTACGTCGCCGTATGAAAATTCTTCTATCGTCATTTATCCTCTAGTCTTCGTAGCCTATGCGTAACCGCTCTATTTTCTGCTTGATATGCTTCATGTAAGATGGGCTTTCAGTCATTTCTATTTGATTTTGAAATTGCCTATCAAAGTCTTTTTGCTCTTTTGCAAACTTATCCCTTTTTTTAATTTCAGCAGCTTTTTTTAGTTCAGAACGAGAAGAAAACTCTACACAGTCATTAGCTGCTAGATGCTCTCTGTACTTAGCACGTGAAGTAAACACTGTAGAGCCATCAACTTCGCTTACTCTTTCTATTGTATCACTAACAACAGGGCTGTTTCTTCGCTTTTCTGAATTGTATATCTCAATCATTTTTTGAGTGTCTGAACACCACTTGTACATTGTCCTCATTGATTCCCCCTATCTTTTCTTAGTTCAACTTCGACTTTATCAACTCCGTCTTGCCGATCTGCGAACTTGTGCAAGTTATCAGAATCGATCTTAGCAACTCTGATTTGATTTTCTTCTTGCTTAACTCCCAGCTGCCCCTGTACTTCCATGCTCTTAAGCTGCAACTCCCCCTGCTTTATAGCTAGCTCACCTTCTTTTATTGTGAACTCTCTTTCTTTTGCCTGCGCTTCAAGCTGCTCAGCCGAGGGCTGCGAAGGCTGTTGCATCTGTTCTATCTTTTGTTGTATCAGCTCATTCATCATTTTAGTTACGTCATTCTGAACGTCTCTACCTAAGTCGAACTTAGTAACTAAAGACTCAAGGAGGCTCTTTACTAAGTTAAAAGTTCCTTCAACTGGAAAACGTTCGATTAGCATAGTTGTCTGCTCTAACATCTTGCTGAAGTGTTCCATGAAAGACACTAAGTCTTGTTTTTGTTTTTGCTCCTTGACTGCAAGAGTTGAATCAGTCTCTAGCTCTAATGAAAGATGCCTATCCCTATCTACTTTGAGCAGCTGCACTGCTGCACTAAAAAGCTGCGGATCAGCTTCAATGTCTGCGTACTCTTTTAAGCTTTCTTCTGTAAAGACTTCGCATATTAATTCAAATGTTAAGTAAACTAAGTCACGCACAAAACTTCTAAAAGAGTCTTGATGCGCATTAAGTCTCATGCTTGCGTAGTCGCCCTTGATTTCCTGCGCCGTTGCTGTTTCTCTCGGGTCTGAAGCTCCTCGAATGATATCCGAGATGCCCGACTTCTCGTATATATCTTGAGTTATTTCTTTCTCGATGTTAAGCAATGTAGTTATCTGCTCGACTGTTGCGCTGATATCAACAAACTGAAACAGCCCGTTCAAGCCCTTCGCCCCGCCTTTCTCGACGAGCAAGAAGAAATCAGCGGGCACGATAGTGCGCTCTCTTGCGTCTAACACTTCCTGTAATATGGTCTGATCTTGGTCGTAGACACCCCTTAAAATTACATCGTCAATAAGCGCAGTGCGTCTTCGCATTGTTTCGTCTAGTGACTTTACACTTTTCTCGTAAAAAGAGTACGGCGGAGTACCCCAGAACTTACCGCATTTCTTATTAAGCACAAGCGGCTTTGGCATGCTAAAGAAGTCTCTTAACTTTGCTTGCGGTTCTTCAACTAGCAAAAATTCATCTGTGTTGTTGTCGAGAGTCAACCACCTAATCTTTTGTGCGTCATCTTCATCTTTTTTGAACTTGTCCCAGATTTCATATACTTCAAGCTTTTTTTCTACGTCTTTTTCGCTATCAAAGTCGACTTCTTTTCTTCTGTCGTCTTCTGCATCAACGTGCTTAAAAGAGCGTGTAAGCGCTCGTGCTTTCTTTTCTCCAAACTTTTCTACTGCTTCGTCAAAATACAAGTAACGCTTAAATGCCACCCACCAGTTTTTTTCCCAATTCGCTTCACGAGAAAAAAGTAACTCATCATAGCTGAGATACTCATATTTGATTTGTTCTGTAAGCCCATCTTCAAGCTCAACTTCTACGTAGTAATATGGCTGCGGAAACTGTGGATCCAACTCTGAGATGCCTTGCTGCATAGCTGCCTGCTTTTCTTCGTCCGTGACTTGCTTAACTTGCACTTCGCTTTCTTCGTAAATCTCTTCGCCGTCGCTAAAGACGATTTCATTTTTTTCGTTGCGCCCAGACGGCTGCACACGCAGCTCAGTGGGTCTATAATTAACGTACGATTCGTAAAACGGAACTATAGAGCCGATTCCGCCGAGCTGCACGCCTTTTACTAACGCTTGCATCGCTGATTTGAATGTCTCACTTTCGATTTGTCTCTGTATCGCTTTTTCTGCGATCTGCGACGCTAGTACTTGAACAGCTTCATTAGTGTTCTTAGCAGCTTGAACAACGACATCAGGAACGCGAGAAAAGAGGTGCGGGCTGAGCGTCTCAATGTTAGACCAGAGCATACCCGAAAAACTAGAATGTGGGTTATCGTACATTTTATGCAATGATTTAGCTGCTTTCTTCTCTTCTTTATAGAAAGCAATAGACGCTTTTATCTCTTTTCTCCAAAACTTAGCATCGTCGCTCTTATGTGAACGCTGCTTCTCTTTTACGGATTCGTCGAGTGCTTGACTCTCTTCATTGTATGTCTTGTTATCTTGTTGTTGCATGCAGCTCGTTGTATTTATTCATATAGTCAGCGATCGACTCACTAGTATTGTACTCTAATTTACTTGTCTCTTCTTTCGATTTTGACGAAGTGATAATGCGTTCACAACAGCCGTAGCGCAGCGCATCCATAGCGTGGTCTTCTAAATCTGTATCTATGTCCTCGACTCGATGTTCATCATGTAGCATCTGAGGCATCGTGCGTATGAGATTGTAGCAATGATTAAAAAACTTGATTTTGTCAGTATTTAAACGTAATAGTACTTGCTGCCAGCCCTCGATGCGACTTGTGAGCAGCTTCGCACGCTTAAAGTTAAGCCCCATCTTGTGCAAGTCTTCAGACATAGAGATGCCGTGCCCATTTTTTTGGAAAAGTATACTGTCCGCTGGAGACGTTTCTATTTTCTCATTCGGAGCTTCACGCATGATAATACCCTGCCCGATCTCGTCAATAGTAAGCCCTAGACCTTTATTTATCTCATTTTTTGATGCGCCGTACCACTCTCTATACACAACTATGTCACCTCTGTTGTAGTGCATGTACTTCTCTGCTGCTACTGCGAACCAGAGAACGCAGAAGGGTCTGTAAGAACCCCAGTCAAACGACCTGAAACGCTGCCAGTGCGAAGGAATTACATGAGGTGTGACTACGTGCCTTTTCTCACTAAAACACTCGAAAAACGCGCCCTCTAGTAGATTCCAGTCACCTAAAAGTAACGCCTTTCCCCTCTTTTCGCCCATCTCCATTACTCGCCCTGCGTAGTGCGGATCAGCTGCAAGCAACGCAGTATTATCATGTAGATATGCGGGTATAAATTGCCGTTTTGTACGTGCGCCGTATTTCGTATAGTTGTGTATCTCGTAGGGCTTGATGTTCTGAATGAACCTGTTTTTAACGAATTGATGCCCGACTCCTCCGGGATTTCCTGAACAGAGAGAGAACGGGATTTTTTGAAAGTGAGTAGCTAGTGCGCTCGTGTCTTTAGTAGTCCGCAGTCTGTGACGTAAGTACGTATAAATGCTTTCAGTGAATGATGTAAGCTCGTCTATGAGCAGCACATCTATCTGTGCACCCTGATACTTGAATCTATCTTTTTCATGCTGACAATGACACAAGCGAATGATAGAGCCGTTTTTAAACTTGATTTCATGCTCGTTAATTGTGCATAATCGCAACGCTTCAAATTGCTTAAGCATGTCTCTGAAGCCGTTCTCATTATCAACGTGATTTTGAACTAATTCGGGGTAAGTGCGACGAAACAAGTAGACTTGACAATTATCTATAGCTAAACAATAGAGTATCGCCACGACACGCATTAAGTGCGACTTACCTCCTCCGACAGCTCCAGCGTAAAAGATTTCGTCTGCAAGACTGTGAAACGCTAGCGACTGCTTAGCTTGTAACTCAAAGTTAAGTGAGAGCTGCATCTACTGTGTTAGTAACACTCTCTTGCTCGCTTTCAACTGCGCTTATTACTTCTTTTTTAATGTCTATAACTTTCTTAACTCGCTTCGCTTCAGCTTTTTGAATGACTTCAGCTAGTTCAGCTCTGTTCTGAGCACGTGAGAAAAAAGCTGTTAAATACTCTTTTATTAAATGAACGTGAGAAGTTGACTGCTTAAGAAAGCGTATTTGAATGAACGCACATAGCGCTTCTTGCCTCTCGTTGTATTCAAATGAAACTGTGAACTCTTTACTGAGTAAGTACATATTAACAAGAGTGCTCTGTAGTCTCTTATCGATGAGTTTAGTTGCAAAACGCTTGTTATCAAGATGCGACTGAACAGCGTCTACTACTACATCTCTTTTTTTAAATAGCTTACTGCGATAGTGCTTTTTTTCTCCAGTTTTTAAGCGCACTGCGACTTGTATTGTTCGTGCGTCAACTTTCATTATGTTAATCATTTTTAAACCTCTTCTTTTGTAGACTCTATGAGCTGATCAAGCTTCAACTTGTCTGACTCTACAAGTTCGTCACTGCTCGACTCAGCGATTGATGCGTTGTTCGTTATGATATTAATTTGAGGCTGCAACTGCGCATTGTCTGCGTCTGCTTCTCTCCACTTCAATTGCGTTTTAGCGAAAAAAATCAGGAGATTGTTATCTCTCGAATCGCTCGTAGTCATACATCGCTGAATAATAGAGCTTTGAACTGCGCTGCGAACTGTGTGAGCGCTCGACTCTACTTCATCATTGTAGTACTTCTTCATCGTTGTAATGTTAATGCCACACTGAAAAGCGGTGTACGCTCTCGTATGCCCCTCAAGCAGTAACTTCTTGATTTTGCTGGCTATTTTCTCCGTGCGCTTATGCCTCGGCCTGCCTCTTGTCTCTTTTTTCTTCGTCATAAAAATTTACTATATATATAGTGTCGTTTCTCTTTCGTTATTATCTCATAAAACGCAACTTTATTCCGAGCTTTTTTATAATTTCGAAAAAAGAAAAAAAATATAAAAAAAAGTTAAGAAATGTGTTGACATGTGCAACACAATCGCTATATACTTAAATCATAGAAGAAACGCAGTGTTTCAAAAAAGGAAAACAATGAAATATTCAAGAATACTTATGAACTTAAACAGTCATAATCTTTCTATTAATAAAAAAGGATTAAATATGCAAGACATGGCACAAAAACAAGCAATCGAAAACATGGGAATAGTAGGTTACCTAGTTCAAGCGATCGAGGAGAATCTCGAGCAAAACAACGAGCAATTAACAAACTGGTATAGCAGTGCGAGCGACGTACTTAATTATGCTGAAGCTGCTGGAGTTGAAGTTTCAGGAAAAGAAGCTGAAGACGTGCTTGACAAGCTTAGATACAACATAATAGTAGGTAAAACTACTTACAACGAACTTTAATTGAGTCTAAACAAAAAAGGAAAAGATGAATAAAGAACACAGAAGCGCACGATATTACAGACTTGAGAAAGAGCAATATAACAATGATGTTTCGCTTATTAAATCGCTAATTGCTGCGCAAGATTATGAAGCTGCTAAGCAACATGCGCACAAGTGCTATAGGCGTTGCGAGAATGCGAGAAGTTCTCGCTGCAAAATCTATGCAAACATTGCAAAAACGGGAGAGTTTAAATATTCGGGATATTACAAGTATCCTCGTTTTATTTTCTCGGAATTTCAAAGTCAAATAGACAGTGTAAGCAAGCAATAAAAAAAGGAAAACAGGAGATAATCATGAAAAACTTTGAATACAAAGAAGATAAAGATAAAGGCTTTTTAGTTCGCATCCCTTTTGAAATTAAAGACGAGTTCAGGAAGTGTTTTCCTTCCGCAAAATGGCAAAAAAGTCTAGGACTTTGGAAAGTTGGATCAAGGTCTGGCAAAAGACTAGACGATTTTGTTTCAAAAATGCAAAAACCTTTTTTAGAGATTGAGCAAGGATATAAAGCCTTGGAGGTAGCCGAGCTGAAAGAGCACGAAATCAGAGAACTTGAACATGTTTTAAATAACATGCAAAAACGACTTGAACAAAAAAGAAGAGAAAAGCAAAACATAGAGGAAAGTAATAAAGTGATTGCAGAAGTTAAAGAGCTGACGGAAGCGGTAGGAAAAGAGTTATCAGAGCAAGAAAAAATATTAGAGCGAGAGAGAGAAAAGGTAAGACAATCTTTAAATAAAGTTGGAGTATCTTTAGACGAAGTGTTAAATATTCGTCAACAGATAATCGACATTTTTGCAAAAGTAAATAATTTTGCTCAAAAAAATCAGAAGGATGCTTACGCTAAATGCTATGTAAGACTTGAAGAGATCGTTATAGCTCTTAAAAAAGCAAACTTACAAATTGAAGAGATCAAGGACGTACTAATGGATGTAAATCTTAACAGAGAAGACAGAGACAATCCTAAAAGATTTCCTGTAGAAAATTTATACAAAATTACAAGAGCATAGGGGAGTAAGAATATGGCACTATTTACTCAAGAACAAAAAAAGCTAGTTGCACCTCGAATTAAATCAGTACTGAAAAAATACGGAATTAAAGGAAGCATAGCAGTGCGTGATCATAGCACGTTGGTCGTTAACTTGTGGTCTGGTGATCTTGACTTAGTAGGCAATAATCGAGGTCACTATCAAGTTAACCATAATTCGATAGTTCGTATAAAAAAGGAACAGGGCAGCATGTTACAAGCGGATTTTTACAATGAGCTAATTACGGCTATGAAATCTCTGGGTTGGTATGATAAATCTAATGCGATGAGTGATTACTTTGAGGTCTCTTATTATCTTAACATCAATGTTGGTGACTGGGATAAACAATATATCCACCGTTGGGGAGAAAATGAGCAAAATAATCGGCGGTAAATTTTACGACACATCTTTAAACAAGTTTACAGAGCATAAACAAAATAAAAAAGGAGATTAAAAAAATGGAATACACACTAATATCTAGGAGGCTTAATAATGAATTTCTATTTTAGAAAGCATCACTACACAGATTGCAATGATGTTAAACACTACGGCGATGTAGTTGAATATGATAGATGTAGCATCTCGTGGCCGATCAATAACCTTTGGGGCTATAACTCGCTTGTGTATGAGCTAATTTATAGTTTTAAAGATTTTAACGGCTCTCTAATTGATGAAAAGCATACATCTCTAATTGCAGAGATTTTGAGGAAAGGAAAGAAGTGTCTATATATTAAGGGTTCTAAGTACTACGACGGAGTTTACGATCTTGATAAGCCGTTCCCAAGCTACATAGATACGGCGGTGGATTATCTCGCTAATGTTATGAAATGTTATGTTAAATGTACAGATCGCTTTTCAAAGCTATTGAGCGAGGTAGAAAATAATCTGTTGTGTGAAAGCGTACTTAAGTTCAGCAATGTTAAGCATTTTAATAGCTTTTTGAAAGTTGCAACGGGCGATGGGTGTTTATACTCTCTACCAAGAAATGCAGAGACTAAACGTGCTAAATGGCAACATTCGGGAGAAACTTACACAGAGAAAGATGCATCAAGGCATTTTGAGGACTCAAAAGAGCTAGATGTATCAGTTTGCGATTATAATTTAACTGGTGGCGAAGTTTTTGTAGATCATAAAAGAAGGGGCGAAATTAATAGCGAATTTACTTTTGCTACAGTGTACGGTTTCAATGGCGAATTGTGGAGTGATAGAATTTTAAAAATTGAGGAGCCTTACAGTGACAAGGAAAAGAAAGTTTAAGTTAAGTATTAAAGAAGCAGAAAAAAAAATAAAAGAGCTAGAGGAGTTTATACGAATGATGAAAGGGCTTTTACATGATACTCCATTTCCAAAAAGAGACGGGACTTTTGGGAGAATGATAGATTTTTATTCAAGAGAACAATGGGAGTCTTTTATGTACGAGTTTGAGGAACTAGAACCAAACCTTTTTAACATTCGCGGAGATGTTTCGTCAATACCAAAAATAGAGGGAGTTTAAAATAATGACAACAAGCGAGAAAACAAAAAAAACGGCTCATTTGCATTTGAGAATGTGCCCAGCACTTAAAGAAAAACTAGTAAAGCTGGCTGAGGAAGACGGAAGGAGCTTGACTAATTATCTAACTAACTTATTTAACAAACTTAATAAACTACCGAACAAAAGGAGGAAATAAAGATGCAAGAAGAAAGGAAAATGCAAAAACAACAAGAATCAATAAAAAATATAGGGTTAATACCTTACCTAGTTGAAGAAATACAAGAAGGTCTTTATGAAAGCGATGAAAGACTAGAGGACAAGTATCTTTACGCTAGCGATTTGATTGAATACGCTAAAAAAATAAACTTAACAATAACACAAGAGCAAGCAGATGAAATATATGAGCGACTTGAGTCTAATGCTAAGTTTGATAATGACCTTGGTATGTATTGAATAAAAAAGAGAGTATTGAACATGGAAGACAAGACAATAGTAATGAGCGTCGATGAAGCTGAGAAACAGATTGAGGAATTAAAAGTTTATTTGAATAAAATGGGAGCCATACTTTACAAAAATTCACGCCTTGACTGGATAAGCAAGAAAAAACTTCATACGCTGAAGTTTAAAGTAGGAGTGAAAGGGGGGGATTATTATGCAACATTATTAGAGGGTGAAGAGGATCGATTTGAACCTGAAGAAATTGAGATTCACAAGTGTATCATCAAGTTTTAAAGAGTTAACAAGTTTAACTTCTCGATCACAATTAAGCAATAAAAAAAGCGGGCTGAGAACGTAAGTAGGACCTTGTTCTCAGTACTCCGCTTGTAATCCCTCTGTGGTGTGAGTCACCACAAAAACATAACTCAACTATAATACTACACTAAGCTAGTTTGTTCAACTGTTTTAAAAACAAGTTCATCAATTTTAGTGAAATATTCAGAAAATTCAGAAGTTAAGCAAAGCTCTCTCAGTAATGAACGAGATTCTACTTTTAAAACGTTCAGTAAGTCTATTTTAGTAGACTGTTTCTCACTTAACTTGTAAAGCTTAGAGCCGTCCAAGTTTACTAGCTCCTGAATCATTTCTAAGTGCTCATCGTCGTAGACTAATACGTATCTTCTTTTGTTTTTCTTTTCAAAAGATAGTAAATATTGAACTAGCATAAAAGGTGGTTTCTCCTTGTTTTTATAGAATGTCTAACTACAGACACATTGAGCTTAAAGTGTTCGCATATACTTTTGAATGAGTAACCTTCGTCTTCATCTATTTCAATTTCTTCAAATATCCACATTTTGGCAAGTTTTCTATTCCGATGGTTCTTAGATTTCAAATCTTTAACGGCGCCCAGAAGCAACGACATCAATAGGCTATCAATGCATTTTCTTTCTTCAGTTAAATTACGCATAGCCCCTTTCTCTCAACAAGTTTAAAGCGTTCAAATTCAAAAGAGACATCTTGCCGTTGTTCCTGCTTTTCAATTCTAACAATTTCCTCCCCTCAATTACTATTTTTTTACGTACGATTTTCACCATATCGGCTACTAGCTTACATACGTGAGCCTTGCAAAGGTCTGCTAGGTGACAAAATAAGTTTAAAGTGCTCTCTTCCTGCGTAAAGAAGTCCACCAGCTCCACAGCTTCAGCTAAAGTTACAACTGAAGGCGTAGAGCCTGCCTTTATTGATATTTCTTTGGAAGCGCTAAGAGTTTTTAAGTCTTTAAAAGCATATTCTAAAACTGAAAGAGCTAGCACGCTATAAGAGTTTGATGTACTTTCGTAGTGGTCTACTTCTATAATTGGCGTTCTATGATGCATGTGTACCTTTTTTTGTTAGTAAATGGTTAGTAATGTTGTCTGGCTAGTGAATAATGCCCGATGCATATAGCGTCAAAAGCATCTTGGTGTTTTTTTAGTTTTCCAAGTTTTAGACGCTCAATAACATCGCCGTAAACAAGAGTTGCAAACTTCTTAGAAATTGCCTTAACTTCATCTTTTGGCATCCCCCTTGTTGTCGATATCCCGATCTCGGCTTGCCACGAACGAACGTTAACACGAGGAAGTACCTTAACTCTACTAACAGAGGCATGAACTTCTAAGGTAGTGCGCAAACGTTCAAGAACGATCTGGGATAATGGGCTTTGAAAAAAGGCTTTTTGTGATCGACCATTTTTGTAGACATTCAGTCTTTGAAAAACAAAATCTTCAACTACTAAGAGGTCTGGGCTTACGTCCTTCAGGTACATTAAAAACTTGCTTTTTATGTTGTCAATACCCGTTTCAGCTGTTTCTTTTGTCATTTTTGAGAACAAGCCTGCATCTACGAGCTTTTTATTTTCAAAAAGAGCGTAGCCCGTATTTGCCGTCCCTGGATCGATTGCTAATAATTTCATATATTCCCCTTAAAAACCTTAGAAAACATCCTTGTTGCGTTGTGCTTAGCTACAGGCGCACCGCTTTTCCACTATCAAAATCACTGATTAATGACGAAACAACACTTATTAGAGTCTCACGGTGCTCAGTAGTCGCACGATTTTTTATAAAATTGCAAAAACCTCGCACTACTTCGTTTTTATGTCGGCGTATTGTGTCGTACGCTGAAGCCCAGAGGTATATGCGATCTTCTGCTGAGTTGCTAAGTCTGCCCTTTTTAACTAAAAGCTCTCTAATAGCTTCCAAGTCACGAGGGTTGGCAATGTGGTAGGGCTTCATATTCGCGAGAGTCGTCACTTGCTGGTAGTTTTGAGTGAGCGCTGCTTTTGCTTTTTGAGAGTCTGTTAAGTCTGCTGTTACTGCCTCCGTGCGCTTTGGTGCTAATGCTCTCCGTGCTAAATCCTCATACTTTTGGGGTATCTTATCCCATGCTTGGTTTTTGCACAGGTAAACAAAAAGAGCTGCTCTATTGCCCTTATACCCTTCGGTGCCTGCCTTTATAGCTGCTGCTAGTACGTTGAGCTTGTCGGCGTAAGTGTCGTTGACTATCCCCTTTTCTGCAAACTCTTCAAATACTTGAAGCATTTTTGACTTAGATCGAAGGTCTCCCTCAGTGAGGTTGTAAGTGTCTGGTGGTGGCGGTGTGTACGTTTCTGGCTTCAAAGAGAACTGCTGCGATGCGAATTGAGTATCAAAGCTCATGTTGAACCTCTCATTCATAAATTTTTTAAAACCCATTAGCGCAGTCTTCTGGTCTGAGCTGATGGGGGTCGAGTCGTAGTTACTTGGGGGTATGGGTTTTAAATCTATAACTTTAGTTATAGGGTTCTTGTTTCTATTAGCCCTATCTTTTCCTATTGTTTTTTTGGGGGGTGGGGTGTCTTTTAAGCTGTTAGTATTAAGAGATTTTTGAGTGTTTTTTGAAGACAATGAGGAACAAGAAAGGTCTATAAAGCCTCTTGTGCAAGCAAGTGGTGAGGAGTTATATGCTGAGACTACTTGAGACCTTGCTTTATTATAAAGCTCAGATATCGTCTCCTTTTTTATAGCTTTCTTTCGTGGCTTAGGGGTGAACTCTTGGGCTTGCCAGTCTAAATTAATTTCGAAATACGCACCGTGCTTGTTTAACTTAAGCTGGTGCGAGGTCATATCTTTGGTTATAAATTTGGAGCGTATAAGGCGCGCTCTCCATCTGTGAACTTGCGCAGTGCACAAGCCCGTGAACTCGACAAGGTAGCTCACTTTTATTGAACCCTTGTTGTTTATCTTCCCTCTTCCTTTTAGCCACATACCACGAATTATGTAACTAAGGGTAACTAGCAGCTCCCCTCTTGTTTTTGTTTTGCATAAGTAAGTGAGTACTCTTTTCGAGAAAGGCACTCTACGTGCGTAGGCGTAGGTAGTGAACTCTATTTTTTTGTCTGTGAACGTTAGTAGCTCTAGTTCCTGAAGCTTTTTGAGAGATCGCTTAACCGCTGGCTTAGTTCCTTGCTTAAGTAAGTTTTGAATTTCGGAGACTGCAAACTTGTAAAAGTGAGTGTTCAGCTTGTACTTACGTACTTGATCGCTTTGCTCGAAGGCTTGACGAGTCGAGTCTATTTTTAAGCAAGCTAGAAATACTCTGAAGTCGAACAGGTCTATTTTTTTTGTTTTATGAAGCTCTATAAGGGAGGAAAGTAGAGCATCTTGTACGGGTGTATATCCGCCCTGAATTAAATCATTAATTTTTTTAGGGGGTTGTCTGTGATTTAGCTTGCGCTCTGTGTGTAAAGTATGTATCATTTTTTTACTAGAGATGTACCAGTTTTGTAACAAATAAGGATGTACCAGTTTTGTAACGAATAGGGATGTTAAGTTCTTGTTAAGTATCTTTGCTTGGCTTGTACCAAGCTTGTAACGGATATGTACTAAAAATGTAACGAGCTTGTAAAAAGCTTGTAACGAACTTTTAACTCGTTGGTATGTTTCTCTGTGTTAAAAAGCGGTGTCTTCTCAACACTGTTTTTGTTTTCATTAAAAAAAACTTCTTCCTTTTCCCCTTTTTGTAGACAACAAAACTCTGTAATGGTTAACAGAGGTCTACAGGAAGGGGTTTCTTTTTTCCTCTTCTACCGTTTCCGTTAGGGTCTCCTCTTCTGCCTTTCTAATATTGTAACTACTTGTTACTCTTAATAACGCTTCATATTATGAAGTGCTCTTACCCTCTTGGCAATATAAATTTACTCTCCTTTCTCTTTTTTTGTTATTTCTCTTCTGAAGTTGTCTATATTCACAACTCTACTAAGCTCTTTTACTCGTCCTTGCTCCCATATTTTCTTACGCAATAGCGCATCAGCTATTACAGGTTCATTTCTGGACAAGAGAAGTTCTCCGATCTTGTGCCAAGGCATCCCGAGAGTCACATTTAAGCGAATCACAAAAGACTCGTGGTAAGGAGCCTTGTTCTGTTCGTAATAATTCCAATTATTAACGCTGACGTTAAGCAAGCGAGCTAAATCCGCCTTGCTGATGTCGTACATTGTGCTGACCTTATCAAACATTTCTTTATTTTTTTGATTATTTTGCATTTTTTTTCCTTTTTGTAAAAAAACATCTTGCACCCTTCTTGTCATGTATAGTATCTTACTAGTGAAGAGTTTACAAGCTCTTTTAATGAAAACAAAAAGTAGCTAACCACTACTAAATAAACACAGGAAAAAAAATGGCAACATTCACCAAATTCACTGCAATTAATCCCGCCACCGCAAAAATCAATCTTAATACTTGGCTTAGAGAAGCCAGAAGGCTTGAAATAGAGGAGTCCGAGCGTGCACGCTTTTTCGAAGAGGTTCTGAGTCGAAACTCAACCCAAGGGGAAATACGCGCAGCAAGAGAAGCTCTTCTCGACAAACGCAACAATCTAAAACAGATATACCGCAACATTGAAGCCGTAAAGAATCTTGTAGCTTAAGGGGGTAAAATGCTAGTTAAAACTAAAGAAAAGACATTAGACATACTAAAGGGAGCTTCCTTCCCTTCTCGTGAAGTTCAATATACTGAGCTGCTCACCAGTAAGGACTTGTTCCAAAGTCGAAAGACGCTAAGAACGCTTATGATTCAACTTACAGGTTACCTATCCCTTCTGCATGACGACGCAGAAGGGGAAGATTGTTCTCCATTTACTTGGGAAAGCCCAGACGATAAATACCTTCAGGGGCTGCAAGAGGCTTCCGAAAGCTGCAAAAAAGCTTTCATCCTTCTCAGGAACCAAGAAGAGTATTTAAGAGAGATGGTGCAGTTGCAAACTCAACAATATTTCGACGAGCAAGAAACTCGTGACGACATCGACGCGCATATCGAACGACAAAAAAGATAAAAACAAGGTAAAGATAAAAACAAGGTAAATATGAAAGCAATAACACAGACTGAAGTAGACAATGCAACTTCTATTCTTTTTAAGAAGCTAGGAGCTACTGTAAACATAATTGGCGACTTCTCTAATATGAAAAGCAGGGCGGCAGCAAGAAAAGAGTGCGCAGCAACTCAAAGAACTCGATATTTGATTTTCTTGTCGAATATTCAAAAAGAGCTCGAAATCTGTGCAAGCATAGCCGATCAGCTAAAAAGAAGAGTTTCGCAAGGTAACATTGTTAAATAAATTAAAGTAAGAAAATGAAAATCATAGGACTAGAAATATCAAATCTAAGAAAGATTAAGGCTTTTGAGTGCGAGTTTTCGCAAAAAGGACTTATAAAAATCAAAGGCAAAAACGGACAAGGGAAGACTACCATACTTGATGCGTTCGGCATGTTGTTTCAGGGCAAGAAGTCTATTCCTCAGGACGTAATAACTCACGGTGAAAAGTCTGCGCAAGTTATTGGCAAGCTCGATGAATACGTAATAGAACGGCGAATAAGTGAAGGCAATTCAGTCTTGAAAGTCACAAACTCTGAAGACAAGGCAAAAGTGACTAAGCCTCAGGCATTCGTAGAGGCTTTAGTAAACGAACTAACTTTTAACCCCCGCCCCTTCTTAGACAAAACACCTGAACAGAAAAAAAAGTTTTTGATAGAACTTTTAAAAATTGATGTTGACACTATAGAGGCTTCGTTGAGGGAGCTGGAAGCTGAACGTACAGTAGTAGGTCGTCAAAACAAAGCTCTTGGGGAGCCTGTACCTGTTGAGAAAGTTGAGCCTGTAGATGTAGCTAGCTTGCTTCATAAAAAAGAAGATGCAGACTTGCATAACAGCAAAATTGACTTTATCAGTAATTCTGTTTCAAGAAAGCGTGAAGCAGTAAGAAAAACTAAAGAGAGAATAGAGCAGCTCAATGCAGAATGCGAAGAGACTCTGCGAAAGATGAAAGCACAGGAAAGCGAACTAGAGAAGTTAGGTAGTAAGATAGACACTGGTTCTATAATTCAAGAAATCAGTGATTCACAAGAGAAAAACGCACAAGTTCAACGATATGCACGATATGTGCAAGACAATGAGATGATAAAGGCAAAAAGAAATGAGTATAAAGCCCTCACGAAGCGGATAGAGGTAAAACGAAGTGAAAAACAAGAGCTTCTGAAAAATGCTGATATTCCTGTTAAGGGGCTTGAAGTGCGCGAGGAAGGTATTTACTTCAACGGCATAAATTCGGAAAACTGGAGCGACTCGCAAAGCATCCAGATAAGTTACGAGTTAGCAGTAGCCATGCAGCCAAAACTACAATCAATCTTTATCGATCGTGGGGAGTCGTACGACGCTGAATCACTCAAACAACTTGAAGCTTGGGCGATAGAAAACGACGTGCAAGCATTTATCACTATAGTTGAAGACATCGATGCCGAGACTCACGGTGCTATTATTATAGAACAAGGAAAATAAGAAATGGAAAACGGAATATACCACAGCTTGCCTGATGAGAAGTACTTTGAAATTAACAGGTGTTCAAACACGGCGTTAAGCAACTTATACAAAAGTGAAAAGGATTTAGGACTTTTCGTGAATGAAGGCATCTCACAGACGGAGTCTATGAAATTCGGGACTCTCGTTCACTTACTTCTTTTGCAGCCTGACGAGTTTTCAAAGCGTTACTTAGTGGCTCCATCCGAAGACGGACGCAGTAAGGCATATAAAGAAGCTTTAAAAGAAGCTGAAGAGCAAGGCAAGGAGTTAATCAAAGGCTCCCAACTAGAGCAAGCTCAGAACATAGCTAAGTCTTTACTCACGCACAGGGCGGTAGCTTCAATTACTAAGCACGTTGAACAAAAAGAAATGACTGTTCTTTTTGAAAGAGACGGAGTTAAGTGTAAAGCTAAAATAGACGCACTCACTTCAGAACTTGAGCTTCCCTCCACTGACGAGATGGGGAGAAGAGTAATGGAAAAGGGCGTGGTCGCTATAGACTTCAAAACCGCAAAATCTGCAAAAAAAGAAGATTTTGCACGAAGCTTAATAGACCGTGGCTATCACAGGCAGGCAGCTTTTTACCTAAGTGGGCTAAAAGCTCAAGGAATAAATGCAACTCACTTTTTGATTGTATGTTTAGAAAAGAAAGCACCTTACCACGTGTCTACCTTTTTAGTCTCACGCAACGCCTTAAACTTAGCTGAGTATGAATTGAGGGTGCTACTACCTGAATACGAGGAAGCCATGAAGAAAATAAGCGATGGCTTACCTCTCGGTAGCTACTTAAGCGATGACGCTTTTCATGATATCGACTTGCCCAAGTGGTACGCCGATAGGGTCATGCAATGGTGTGACAACAAAAGAGCAGAAGTCAAACAATGAGCTACCTAGTATTTTGTAAACAAAAAAAGGATTGAAACATGAAAAAAGTGAGCGAAAAGGAACTAAAGAAAACTTTGGAACTACATGCGCTATGGGCGATAAGCAACCCTCAGGGGATGAGAGCAGACCTTTCCTACAGGGACTTTAGGTTAGAAGACTTATCCCAAAGCGATCTAAGAGTCGCCGATCTGAGCCATAGTAATTTAGGACGTAGCAT